GTCTCATGAACTTGCTTGAACATTGATGCTAGAGAGCTACCAAGATCATAGGCCTTTGCTTGCAGTTCTTCTGTAGGCATCTTGACAAGGCCAAGCATAGCATCGCTAATGTTTTTGATAATGTCAGGTATATTGCCGCCGAAGACGCTCTTGAATCCTTCACCAAACGCAGAGATCATTAGCCTCATATTCGCAGCTACTATTTCTGTATTCTTACTCCACTCTGCCGTGATACTTTCAAGTATCTTACCATATCCACCATATATATCAGCCAAAGCCGCCTTAAATCCGGATAAGGTGGATTGTTTTAGGTTCTCGACTTGTTGTTGCAGTATTGTATATCGGGCTTCGTAGCTCTGCCACGCTCTCTCTCTATCTGCTCGTTGCTTCTCGACCGATTCTTTCTGTGCTTTCAATTGATCAATCTTGCCGCTTGTATGAGCTTCGATCCATAAAGGCAAACCCTGTGGAGCAGTTTCTCCAAACGCAGATTTCATATACTTCTGTAACGGGAACCCGCGTTCAGCCTCTAGCTGCTTGCCGATCTCCAGTATATCCTTCAGGTAGAGAGCAACTCCCTTTGGCCCCTTCATCTTCTCCAGAAGAGCAATCTTTCGTTGTTGGTGATCCTCGGTTGCCTTTATAGAGTCTTGGACTATTGCCGCCTCTTCCTGAGAAAGTTGCTCTATTCTTGTAACGCCACGTTTTCTCAGTTCTAGTTCTAGTCCAACCCTAGTTGCAAGTTCTGCGGTACCTTCCACTAATCGGCTTTGGATATTTCGGAGCACCTCGCCGGTACGCTCCTTCATAACCCCACCAATAGCTGCAGTCTCCGCAACCATGTCTGCTAAGGTCAAACCCTTCTCTTTGTAGATAGAGATGACCTGAGATAATGCCAAAGCAAGCTCATGTCCCTTGATACCAGTTCTGTTTAGAATAGGTGGAATGGTGGCTTCGAACTGCTCTATAATCTTAAGTACCTCTCCTGGCGCTTTTCCGATACCCCATGCACCAACAACACCCCTGATAAGGTTGGCAGCCTCCTGTCTAGATGCTTCAGGGCCAAGAGATTTCCAAAGGTAGGACATGGATTCCATTCCTTTTTTCACCATCTCCGGCCCGCCTTCTGATAACACCGATGCAATATCATATGCGCCGCCCATATACTCTGTACGAGGCAATCCAGGAATTTTATTACGAAGCTTAAGCATATGCTCTGTAAGTTGTTTCGGCTCGAAACCAGCAGCGCGTAGATAATCCTCTAGCAATCCCTGGCCTGATTCAGAGGTTCCACCCAACATACCAGCAATGCCGTGAAGCGCCTTACCTGCAAGAAACGTAGCAAAAGCAGCCTTTGCTAGATTGAGAGACGAAACAATTGACGAGGACATGCGCTTAGTGTGCGAAGCAATCATATCCATCTTGCCACCAAGCGTGCTTGCGCCAGAAGACACCTGCCCAGACATCTGTTGAAACGCGCTACCAAACTGCTGAATCTGGGATTTAGCAGTATCGAAGCCTGTCAGTCCGAACTTTATGCCAATCTCTCGAAACAATATTACTTAGACTCCATCCGTTTACGTTCGTATTCGTATTGCTCTTCTAACAGCTCCCACATCTTGTTTCGCAGTCTAGTAGGCCACCTGTAAATGTCAACCACCTGTTGTTTTAAGTGATATGCCAGATTGAACACCTGCCGGTAAAATACATCTTTCGAGAAGTTAAAAAACAGCCTCCAGTTGGTATCTACAAAAAACACTCCAGGATCTAGAATGCTAACCCCGGAGTTAAGAAAGAAGGGTCCGCCAGCAGGTTCACCACCATCTTTTTCCCGCACTTATGCGTGAATTTCACACGAGTATCGTAGCCACATTGGTGATCGATAATGGCCTTTCTCAGAGCGACATGATCCGCCAGCGGCCACTCCATAACCTGAGAAAGCTTAATATCGGACGAGCCATCAACCGACCGGATTGCCTTCCAAGCCATACGCGAAGGATTGAAGCCTTTCGTATTCATTTCTTCTAGTTCATCTTCCCCTGTTCTATAGCCAAGCACCACAACATGTCCCGTCCTTGGTAATGTCACAGTAAATGTTAAACTTTTTTCATCCATATCAGGCGGCAATGGAATCAAATCAAGACTATTCAAATCTACTGAGTAGTTAGCTGGCTCGCCGCATTTATCGCATGTTGATGTCAGCACCAGAGTATCTGAAATACTTAGCTTATATATTTCTATCCCTAGAAAGATGCGATCTGGTTCTACCAATTCGATAAATTGTTTTCTGTCAGGTTTCTCTTTGCCGCCGTCTAGACTTATCAATAGACTCGACCAAAAATCAATCAGCGCATCAATGGTATCTTTATCCGATTCGAAGACTAATTGTTCGGAGAACGCGTTTGCCTCTCTAATTACAGCACGTCTGCGTGATGCCGGTAGAACCAGATCTTTCGTCAAATACTCCACAAATCACCTCTCGCTACTTAGCTCGAATGCGAACGTCATTGCATTCGAGAGTGATCTTTACCTTAGCTAGCTTCTTTTTATCCGATGTATCGAAGTCTTCATATTCAACCAGCCTTGGCCAACAATCCTGGATATCCCAAATCATATTTGGTTCATCGTTGGGGCCAAGCAGGATAAGATTGGCATCCCTCCAATAGCTAGCGGTGTTTCTGGTGCGAACTAGATCCTGCCATTCTTGCCAATATAATCGCTCGTTCCCGTTGGCAGGGATGATACTCTCAAGAACAAATTCAGTGATTTTTTCACCGCCGGCCTGTTTCACATCCAGTGTCTGCCCACCACCACCGTATGTGGCAAGCTCCACCTCTCTTTTTCCAAGAGTGACTTTTTGGATAAGAAACGTAGCGTAGCCATTAACCTCAAATCTGAACGGGTAGCCAAGTAAGGCGTTTCCCACAGATTTAGCTTCGACAATTGCCATTTACAGCCTCCTTACTTGCGAACCCACCCAGGTAGCGCATATAGTGTTGAATAATCCGTGAACGGGTCCCCCGTTCTCATGACACCCATCTCGGCACAAAAGTAAAATATCTGCCTCAATGGTTTGATAAGGATACGGCACCTATACTTGCCTTGATCAATGTCTGCCGGCGTGTTAAGTACCGCACCTTTTAGGTCACCGCCAGCAAAAAAGGCATCCTTATCTGTCTGGATAAAGTATCCATAGATATGGTATCGCTCCAGGTCTCTACGAAAGACCGGCTCCAGCATTCTATGGACTTCGCCCCACGTCACAGGATGGTTTGGATCATTGACAAAACCAAGCATTATAGGTAGCAACATGTGCTCGTATTCCTTAATTTTACGGACCACTGGGTATTCTTTCAATGCCGAGTCTATCCGTTGAAGCGTCCAGCCACCCCAGAGCACCGCGCCTTCCCAGCCTCGCGTCTCCACACTAGTATGAATGATACGAGCAGAGTTAATTCCATACTCTGCTAAGAGATCAGCATCCGCAGAGGCAGGAACCACATTGTTCTTGATACCCAGTACACCACCGCATCGTCCACGCTTCATACCAAACGGAGATACAGCAGTTCCATATTGTTCGTCACATCTACTGACAGCAGCGCATAGTTGATAAGATGCAGGTAGATAAACTTTCTCATTGAACTTGGTATCGAGCACCTTGTACTCACCATAGATAAGAGCGCCATTGCATGAATCAAAGGCAGCGTGCTCGTAATCAGGCGGGTTGCCCATCCTATAAGCAACAGTCTGCTGAACTGTCATATCTGGAGGCGTTGCTCCCTGATAGAATCTGCCAGACGTGTTGTCCACAAACTCCAACGCCGCAGTATGCACTACTGCAGATGTAGTGCCAGGGCACCAGATATCAATAGCCGGTATCAATGCAGAATGTGTAGCATATAGTCCAGTTTTTGCTGCAGGATCTCCTACATAATCGGTATCCTGTAAAGTAGTTGTCCCATTGCTGCCACCATCTAGAACTATCCCTGTAGAATCGAGAGCAGGCCAGTTGTTAGGAGCGGGATTTGGAGTTGCAATATCAATGATATCCGCCTCATCGCAATGCTCGTTGAAATAGGCTTTCCAGTATCTTGGATCGGTCGGATCATTACACAAGCTCATGTACATCAGATCAGGGCCACCAGGGACTACCAATCGCATATCAATCCGCTCGCCAGGCCTCAGCTTATTATCGTAAATATAAAGCTTTGCACCGTTACCATAAGAGCCAGGGCCAGTAAGCTGAACCTTCCAAGCATTAATTGCAGTGCCTGACCAGCCATTGTGTATATTATTATCAAATCCCATTACAGTATCTGCAGTCGAATTGCTCTTAATCTGTATTGAGGCTGAGGAGCCTACAAGGTTAGAGACTATTTTGACTCGCGAAGAATCATAGATCGATGCTGTTGCGCCTACTAGCGCCGACAACTGAGATACTATCTGCGCCGCGGACAGAACAAAGTTACCAGTCTCATTGTTTGCAGGAACAAGCTTTACTGTCTGATCACTGCCACCGTTTACACTAATGATAAGCGTTTGGGTACCCTGAGTTGCAGCGTAGGTGCCAACAGGAAGACCAAGAGCAGTCGTTGCGCTGCTAGTGTTTATTGTTATAGAATCTGCCGAGCTATTTGCATAGATTGTAATAGTTTCATTATCCGTCACGGCAGCGGTCAATCCAGTAGTCTGAGCATTTATCTCATCCACTACCTGAGCTGCTGTCCTTGCGGCTCCAGCAGTCAGATCGACAGTTTGCGCCGATCCTGTACCAACAGTAATACTAAGCGTGTCTCCAGATGCGATCTCATAGGGAGACACTTCAGTACCAGTTACTCTGCCTGGCAGATCCTGAGAAAAAGTGAATGGGCCGTTATTGCTAACAACTTCGCCAGGAAGAGAGGTTGCTCCCCTATCAGGTATATTGGCAAACGCAGATGTCGCTGTTAGGGTAGCTCTATTAGAAACATCAGTACAATGGCCTATTCTAATTACAATCAGCTTTGCCCCGTTCTCTATAGCCTTCAAGCACCACAAAGGATCAGTTGTCCAATCGACAGCATTCCCAAATTTTCGTATAAACGACTCCGTATCTGAAACAGCCACCGGCGTCCACATCGGGCCTCTTTCGGTCTGAACCAGCACAATCTGCCAGCCTTTTTGAATTTCGTTAACATAGGCTGATAGATCAACTAGCGACCATATTACTCGCGGATCTCCTAGTCCCATTATGCACCTCCACCAGCCTCAATAGCAATGAGACCCTTTTTCTCAAACTCACGCATCATTGGCGTGAGTCTGTCCTTGGGAAATTCTTCAGAGACCTCAAGAGGACCGCACGAGATAACCCCACCTTTCAGATGGAACTGTCTCGGAGCCTTCACGAGATTCCGTATCCTAACAAGTTCTTTGCTCATTTGTCACGTTACCCCTCTTCTATTATTTCTCCTACAGCCTCTTGCTGCATAGTTATATTTGTAATCGAGGAAGTCTCAAAGCTAGGAGTCCTCTGTAGCCAAATGTTAGAAGCCTCGTATCTATAAGCTGCTCGAAACAGCGGCGCATCGACAGCATCCAGCAAGACAGGATCGCCATCTTTCCTAAAGATAACATTTTGCCCCTCGATGGTTGCTCTATAGAATGCCGGCAATGCCTCTATTAAGCCAAGCTCAAGATAATCCCTATGTTCGAGCTTGGTCGCCAGGACGTCAACCTGGTAATCTATCGATACAGGAATCTGCATCTTGCGCCGCGTCCATGACGAAGCCCCACCTATTATTCGTTCATGATCCAAGAGCCATTGCTGATAGATTCCCTCTTCCGGAACAACATACCTGCCGTCTGTATCGTTAGCTACGAACACGTCAATGAAATGGTTATACTGCACCATATCCACCCGCAAAGGAGAGACACGAGATACTGCAAAGCAGGGAAACACTGTTTCCCCAAACGCCCTGGCATCGCCAGGCCCATACACAACAGGATTTTGGTTGTTTATCTTGATCTTCTTCAATCTATTTACAATGAACGTATCTATTGACGCCAGAATCATTGTATTGTTACCGACTGAATATACTTGTTATAGATTTTCTCGATCTCATCCTGCATCTCGTTTGCTACAGGCTTTACAAACGGCCTTGCAGGAATATGTTTCTCTGGAGCGCCATACTCATGAATTGCTGCAATATTTACCCCATCTGGTCCAGCACGCATAACACCTACCTGCCCTGACGTGCTGGACAACCGCTTGTAAGTAAAGGACCTAGATAGCAGCCCAGTATCAATCAGTATTGCAGATTTACCTGACAATGCTGACACTAGGTCGTCACGAGACATAGTATTATGTCCTGTGATACCTAGTTTCCCAGCACGGTATCTCAACTCAGAAGTTGACACCCTTCGAGCATTTTGTGCAATACCCTTTCCTTTTTCCTTCAGAGTAGATTCTGCTAGGGGAGCCCACCCCAGGTCTTGATTGGCAAAATGTTTATGAAACCTTGCCACAGTCTCCCTTCCAACCTCGTCAGTAGCATTCTGGAGAGCGGATTCGACCTCTATAGTCATAGGCCCCCAGTTCCCTTCTAGCGTAATGCTCGACATTACTCCACATATCCTATGGAGCTAACTGTGCTAGTCGCAGTCCTCTCTACGGCCTTTGTCAGATACAGAGTCACTAAATTATGTATCCCTCCTACCGGCACCATTTTATCAAAAACGCCCTCGCTGGTTTCCAGATCATAGCGAACGCCGTCGATAATGAAATGAGAGATGCTATTTACAGTAAGGCTATAAGAAGACAGATCGTCCAGAGATATTGTTACTTCGAGATCGTAGAAAATTCTCCTGCCTGCGGTATCCACAAGAACGCCCTCTGTAGCAGCAGACTCAAAGCTTTGGATCATTGCCCGTATCGTCCTTTGGGGACCAGAAAAAGGGACGCATACTATAGAGCTCGACGCTAAGAAATCGAACACGAACTTTACAGCCGCTCTTGCCTTACTAACTGATGCCGCGCTTATGCCCACGAAAAGCCTCTACTAAGTAGTAGTTGTTGTTGTAGTTGTAGTTGTTGTAGTTGTTGTAGTTGTCGTGGTGGTCGTAGTCGTAGGATTGATATACGACTCGCCATCAATATGTTTCCCAGCCCTATCTGCCACAACGCCGATATTTCTTTCTCTCTCAGACTCTCTGCGCCAGACTGAACCAGTCAGCCTTCTCCTCCAGATTTGCCCTGATATATTTGGATTACCTACTGCCATATTGGCACCCCCTATGTAGTTGTTGTATTCGTTGACACCCCAGCGACGCTACGAAGCAAGGTTTTCGCTGTGCCATCGATAATCTTTATCTGAGCACAGAATCTGTTCAGTAACGAGAACAACAACGTATGCTTGTTATAGATATACGAGTTAATCACATCAGTAGAGGTGTTCTCCCTCGGCTTGAAGGTTACAGAAACTCCGCGCATAGTAATAGAGGAGATTGCATCCGAGCTTTCCTCTAAGTTATACTCCCCGCTCGTGCGCGCCTCGTAGTATCTAGGCACCACCTCTAAGGCAATATAGACCTGCGCCTTTTTTACCTCATATGGTATAGTATCAAGACTTATACCAAAAAGCTCTTGGCAGTTAGCGCGAGGAAAACACAGCCTCTGATATTGATATGCCCTATATCCTCGCAGGGAGAATATCTCGCCCATCAAATCAGCAGCAAACATTAATCTCGCCTCTTTTTGAGCATTTGTTAATGCATCTCCTGACCACTCAGATGAATCGATACCAAGCTCTGCGGCAAGAGGAGCAACCTCTTCAACTGTAACAAAGCTATTGGCATTATAAGCTCCTGGGGTCGTGATCAATCCTGCCATGCTTTACACCGTAGAAAAAATGTCAGGTTGCGGGCCTTTGGGTTTCCTTTTACGAGGCGTCGTCGATTTTTGTTGAGTCCCAGGTTCTTTAACTGTTCCTCTAAATAATCGCTTCGGAGGATCTGGTAACTCGACATCCTTTAAGGTCTCAATAACCTCTGCCTCTATACATTGATACAATGGAGTCCCGCCAGGGGACTTAAGCTGGAGAAGTTTCTCAGCCACATCCCCTGGCACCTCCACATCTGGGCCCGGAAAGCGTAGCTTACCAACACCCGAAAGTACTATAGTATGCTTACCTCTACCTATGTACCTAATAGTAGCCAAAAATCACCTCTTAGGTAGTAGTTGTACCAGTAGGATTGATTCCGGTAGCCAAAACCGCAGCATCAGTTTCCTCGATGCCAACCGCCACTCGCATAGTAACCACAACGATAATCACGCGGGCTTCAATATCACGCGCTGTTTCAAACTGGATACCACGCTGCACGCCCATAATGATATTGTTAGGCACCGTAAGGATGCCATTAGTTACCGGTATCCTCGAAGTAGGCATCAACGGAATGCCCCTAAATCCATGGGCTGCTAAATGATCGGTATCGATCTGCGCATCGCCGCCGGCAGTAAGTCGCTCCATCCATTCATACACAAATCGATCCACTGTTGAATAGTGCACGATGAATCTCAATGCTTGATGCAGCTCTCGGTATTCCCAAGGCAATTCTTCCAAAAATGCCTCGAACATCTTAATGGAAGGAATGCCGGTGACTTGATCAAACGATACAATGTTACCATTAGCAGCAGTCAGCTGTGCTATGACTCCATTAAGCGCCTTAAGCAAGTTATCCGAAGAGCTGGTATTGCCCTGAATAATTAATTTCTCCAGGTCGCGGGAAATTTTCTGCGGGAGAATATTCGTAAAGATTGTATCCTCAAGCGCTCCACGCTCCAAGTTGTCTTCGATAACATCGTAGGGAATGTACATCGAACCGATCAATTCACTTGTGGTGAGCTCAACATACTCAGTGAAGACCTTCGATCTTTTAGATGCGTCAAGCGCCGTCCCAGACGCAGGAGCAACATTGAGAAAATTCCCATTGATGCCGATTTTGTTGATACGCCGTTTCGGAGCAGTCATATCCACTCGTCTAATAGACTGCAAAAATGGGGTACTGTCATACACCTTAAGAAGGAAATTATTTTCCATCTCGGTAGGAAGATACCCACCATTGCTAATCAAATCAGCGACTGAAATGTCACCCTTTTTGATTGCCTCCCATAGCTTCCTGTTTCTTTGTGCCAGATCCATCTGTATATTTCTCCTTATTAATTAGAAATTAGCTAGCCAAGATTTTCTGAATCGCTGGGTTCCGGTGATTTATAAACCAGCCACCAGCAGCAGGCTCTTCTGATTTAGCAATTGAGCTTTCATCAATAGAAGACCCTGGCAGTGATACCGCCTTTTGCGCCAACTCATCAGTTTTACTTACAAGTTCCTCATGCGATTTTGAAATTGTCTCCAGGCTCTTCTTGACTTCCTCAATCTCGGTAGTCTGAGCCTTTAAGGCTTCTTCTAGCTTAGGAGTAACAAATGCATCAAACTCTGCTTTCAACCCCTCAACGCTTTTCTGAAGCTCCTCTCTGATAGATGCCAGCTCGGTCTTGATTATTTCGGATACTTTCTCCGCCAAGACCCTGTCTAGTAACTCCAATACAGTTTTTTCGTCCATAGTTTCCACCTCTCCTGCACTTATTGCGTTTTTCGCAGATTCCTCCTTGAGGACACCTACCACAATTTTAACATTCTCCGCCTCAGTATCTCGTGTCTCGAGAGAGCCTTTCACGAAACTTTGTGACGGAATGAGCACGTACTTATTGTTCTTACCAATACGTATTCGCTCTTCGAACCTAACCTCGGAGGGAACCACCCATCCAAGATTTTCCAGTTTCAGCACATCATCGAACTCTAGGTCCGAAATGATCGCGTGCACGACTCTATCCACCGGCTGCACCTCCTCTGTTTTCTCAATCGCTGGATTACCATCACTATCCTCTCGCTTTATCATCTTAAACGCCCGTCTAGTAGCAGCATGCTCCACAAGGGATAACCATTGAGGCTTGATATCCACCAGCTCCATCACTTCTATCTCTTTCTCCTCTTTCTGAACGTTAGGAGAATCTTCATTCCAGTCGAGGTTGAATCTGTGAGCATGCCCTTCTGCTATTTCCGTAGCGGTTGTCGCAATAACTTCATGCGAGTGACCCAAAGTTTCCGAAGTCGTGGTAGGAATTACGCGACCATCATCAAACTTTAGAACTAGATCATGCGTGTGATTCTCAATTGTATCCGCTGTCGATTCTTCTGTCTTAAGAGTAGCAGATACCAGGGCAGATACCCTGACCTTGCGTGGTATCTTATCTGATGTACCGGCCATAGACCATCCATTCAGCTTACCACTTTTCACCAACTCCCACTGAGCATCATCTTTAATTAGGCCAACAGCGATCCACGATCCAGGTACAAATCCATCTGGATCACCCTCTTTTGCAATATAAGATTGCACGACTATGTTATCTGACGGCTTGAAGTTGTGTTCGGCATCGACATTGTGCGTCCTGGATTGCTCCATAAAGTAATGAGCAGCCTTCTCTATCTCCTCGGGTGTGGCAAACTCAAGATCCGTATCTATACGATAGGGCACATATACTTCGCCATAAACAAGGCGTTTCCAATCATCGACAATCTTTCGTCTCATTAGGTAAACCACCCCCTTTGTTGCCCTATAACAAGTAGCAGGTTTCTACACCAGATGTAGCAAGTACAAAGCATATAGGTTACTGTATTGATTAAACATCGTTCCAAGCTACCGCATAAAATTACGATTACTTAATTTTTTATAATTTTCTTTTCGGCACCAAAAGAAAAGCTATAAAAAATTAAAGAGTAGAATCACCTGTCTGCTTAAAGGCGTCCCATGCAATACGCTCTTCCTCTGTCAATCTTCTATCCCTGCTAACCTTGTCGATATTCGGTGCAGTGCCATATATCTCGACAATCTTTGGAGTGGTTTCCTCGTTAGCCGTCCGATCTATTATATCAGCCATCTATCTCACCTCCATCAAGCGATCTAACTATCGATGCATAAAATTTGCAGTATATTGTATCCATATTATATTGCTGTCTCACAATGCTCCGACAAGCGACAGACTCTTCATCATACATTCGCTTGCTGATAGCCGCAGCAACCGCCGCATACCAATCACTCGAATGATTTTTTTCTAGCTTATGTTGCCACGAGCCAAACCCAAAACGCATACCTCTGTTTTCCAAAAGCTCAGACATTATTTCCAAATCGGAGTTTATCACAGGTAATACACCGCCAGACAAAATAGCCTCAGGAAGTACCAAACCAAACGATTCCGAGAAGGTTGGAAATATAAAAACGTTCGCCAAGCTCATGAGATCACGCAAGAACTGCTGAGAGATACCAGTTTCGTATTTTGGCTTCCTCCATTCAGATGTGAATATAAACTCGCTGGGGGATAGATTATTATTTACAGCAGTGTCTTGGTAATCAAGCAAGTCTTCTCTTGGCTGCCTGCCGGTTGCCCATTGGTTAGCAACGATCAGACATACAGAGTATCCAAGAGCCTTAAACTCACGAAATAAATAAATCAGATCACGCAGCCCCTTATACTGAAACCGATCGCTGCTAGCAGGATAGACTTGAACAATATCTGCCTGTAGTGCTAATGGATAGTCGTCAATAAAATCGCAAGCCTCTTGTCCAAGACGAAGAAAACTACGGATGTCGCGGATATGTGGAATGTATATAACGTTTTCAATGGTTGTGTGATACACTTCCGCCGTGAGCTGCCTATACGCTCTGTTAGGAACCACTAGCTTGTGATTATCTCCAAGGGCAGGGAGATTCCACCAATTGAATCGATGCAGTGCCATAGAATGAATCCAATGATAGCATTGACATCTTATACCAGACTGAAACAGACCTTGAAAAAAAGGCAGATTCCATCCAGTAAATACAATGTCGTGAGAGAGCAGCACGTCGCTCTCCACCAGAGAGCCAAGAAATCTTGCTAGTGCATCAGCAACCTCCATATGCTGCTTGTTTCTCCTCAACAGGCTATAATCGTTATAATCTCTCGCCTTCTCGATAACTGGCATAACAAGATCGAGTTTGACGCGAGGTCCTAAATCTGGCATCGTGGATTTGTCGAACTGCGAAGAAACACATACAGTAGTATCATGCCCGTATCGGGCAAGCATGCGGCATTGATCCTCAACTACCGATGTAAGCGAATAACCATGGACCCATTGTGTGAAACCAGGAGTTAGAATGTAGATCATAAACGATTACCTGTAAAAATAAAAATATTGATTACCAACGGTAAATATCATATATAAAAACCCACGTCAAGCCACAATGGGGTTATACATTGCCTCTTTTTCACCAAATAACAGTTTTAACTTTTTACAAAAAGTCCAGGATCCTGGATTTTTTGTCCAGGATACTAGATTTTCAGTCCAGGATCCTGGACTTTTTTATCCACGATCCTGGACAAAAATTGCGGTTATTCTTAATAAAACCAACCAGTTATGAGCCTATAATTATTATAATTAATAATATAATTAATAATCTAATTATTAATCGAGCCGGATTTTCCGGCTCGATTAAGAAAAACAGGAGGAAACAAGAAAGGAAATCAAGGAAATGAAGACATCTCACTGCTTTGCTATGCTTAAGAAGCTCACAGAGCAGGCTACTGCCTACCTCTGTTTTAGCTCATCCGAAGCTGCTGTTTTTGACTACCTATCCAAAGCGTCCGCTGGATGGCAGCAATACGCGGCAGCAGTCACGGTCAAGGATATGATGGTGAATAACCCGCAGCGACAGCAACCAAAGCTGCCTTTTTGTAGGAGTTCGTTATTTAATGCTATAAAATCTCTTACTGATAGAGGAATCTTGCTAGCATCCTCGGATGGATATGTCTTAAACTATATAATGATCATACGAACGATATACCTAGCTTACGGATCAGACTTGTCGTCTACCCCGGACTACAGACGTAGTCTCGAAGAGCTTTATTACAAAGTATCTGCAGATCTACTCGCCATGGGCGTTATAAAGGAGGTTGAGAAATTGCCTACTAGCGAAGAAATCATGGAACAGCTTGAGAAAACAAAACAAGCAAAGAAGGAAAGCAAGCTGGCGGTTGTCCCTGAACGGCCACTGAAACCAACAGCTTTGCATGATCGGTTTGTATCTATCTTTTCGAAAGCAGGCATCGCCTGCCAGCCATTCCTTAGTACCTATGATAAGGCGTCTTACTACGGAGAGATTAATGCACTAAAGAAAATACTAGAGCGATTCGATACTAATGCCGAGTTACTAGCCTTTCTTACTAAATGTGCTGAGAACTGGAACGATATTTGCGCAGCAAATCCTGATAGGTTTATATTCGGACACGCAAGCATTGTGCTAATAAATAGGCACTGGTCTATCATAGAGAATCACTTTCTACAGCAGGATCATCGTCTAGTTTTCATCGAAGGAGGTAGAGATGCCTAAGTACATCTATAGTTGGGATCGTGCAGATAATCCTCGTAACAGTAACCTGATAGCCAAACTACAGGATGTTGGAGTTATTACTAATCTACAACCTATTAACAAAAAGGTTATTACCGATCTGTTGGATTTCTATAATCCAGAGAGTTCAGAGATGCAGATTGCAGTATTCACTACAAATGATCCAGAGCTTCTCAGTAATACAGAGCACTGTCTTCTGACTACGATGTGTCTAACCTACGGACTATCGGTAAACCTGCTATCCCCGCAGCTACTGTTTGATAGTCTAAAGCAACGAACTGGCGACGAGCCGCGATATATAGATATCTACTCTGGTAGCTTTGTTGTACTGTCGGAGATTGATAAGCCACTTAAGGTATTAGAGTACCATAAGGGTTCTCTCTCTGCGCTTTTCAAGCGTTGGATTGAAAATAGAGCAATGGTTCTCGTTACTAGCACCTATAGAGAGTCGTTCTCCGAGAAGAGTCGCACGTTTCTCGATACTATAGGTTACTATTATGGAGATATTGCGTATAATCTAATGAAGAATAAGGCGACCTACTTCACTTATCACGAAGATGGACGCAAATCTATTGTATTCAAGAAAATAGGGTAAGGGGTGAGTATATGAGTGTGGGATTGTCATTGTTATCTGCTGTCGTTGCTGCAAGAGATTCCAGAATCCTTGCGGAGCTACCTGTTGGTGAAGATGAATTTATAGGAGAGGAGAAAGAGGTCTATAAATTCATCCATGAACATTTGCGTCAATATGGGATTATCCCTGAGCGCGAAACTATTGAAACACTATCTGGTGTTACCTTACCTGACATACCAGAAGAGCCCATTCAATTCTGGGTTGACCTAATTCATCAACGATCGTTAGGAATGACAGTATCCAATGCTATTGACAGCATAACCAGCGCACTAAAAGAAGGCAACTACACAGAGGCAGCAAACATCATTCATGCAACCAGCTCGGCTATATCACGATCTAACTCTTATGGGAGAGTAGGGACTTTACTAGACCTTGCGCATGAAGTTATCTCTTACCATGACGATAGACAGCAATGTCGAGTCGAAGGGAGCGTTCCGTTTGGATTTCCGTACCTGGATCAAATATCAGATGGATTACAACCTGGAGACACAATTGCAATAGCAGGACGAACTAACATTGGAAAGTCTTATTTCCTCTGTCACTTTGCAATGAGCGCTCATGCCGCAGGCAAGGTGCCGCTGTTTGTCTCAATGGAAATGTCTTCACAGCAGATTGCTCGTAGGATACTATCGCTACGATCTCGCGTCCCAGAGAACAGACTGTCTCGTGGCAATCTTACTAGCAACGTCACTCGAGACCTTGTTGTTGAATCAATACTCGGCCTCGAAAGCGAGCAGCCTTTTTACCTAATCGACGGCAAGTTTGCGTTACGTACAGATGAGATTACGAGCATATGCCAGGCGCTACGACCTGATGTTGTCTATATCGATGGTGCGTATCTCGTATCAACTACCAACTCCTCCAGATCAGCGTCCCGTTGGGATAAGATAGCCGATGTGGCAGAAGATATCAAAATCATGGCCAGTAGATTGAACATTCCAATAATGGGCTCTTATCAAGCAAATGCTGATAAGTCAATCTATGGCTCCAGAGCGATTCAGCATCTCGCAAGCATTGTACTGTTTCTAGCAGACTATAAGCCAGAAGGAGAGCGGGAATCATGGGAGACGATCGGGCAGGAAAAAACCGTGGAGATTGTGAAAGGGCGTGGCGGCGAGCAAGGAAAACTGAAGGTTATCTTTGATTTACAGCATACCGTCAGGATATATCAAGACAAGGTACTAATCAGTTTCCTACCAGAAGAGGACTAACATGAAACGAGAGGATGTGAAGGAGTTTCTAACGTTACTCGGTTGTCGACAGATTCGAGATAGTGGTGACTGGGTTACTGCTTCGTGTCCGCTTGCTAGATGGACACATA